AAAAATTAGCAGCAAGAGCTAAATCTGATGCTGAAAAGGCAAGAATTGGCGATATAGACACAGAAACACGAGGTCTTGCTTATAGAAAACTTAATGCATCCAAAGGACTGGGTGGACTTTTTGGTGGACTTGGTGGTGGATTATTAGGTGCTGGTGCCAACCTTTTAGGATCTGGATTAGATCTCATGGGTGGTCGATACATGAGAAGAGGCGTTGGTGGCAAGAGAATGCCAGGCGCTAGAAGAAGATTGGCAGGAATGAGAGCTAATAAGGCACTAAAAGGTCTTAAGAGTGGTCGTGCTGCAGGAGTCTTAGGTAAACTAGGATCTAAGCAAGCATCTAAATTGGGTGTAAAAACAGTTGGAAAGGGACTTGCAAAAGGCGGTCTCAAGATGCTTGGTAAGAAGATTCCAGTTGTTGGATTGGGTCTTGCTGCAATTTTCGCTGCTCAAAGAGCAATGGAAGGTGACTTGCTTGGTGCTGGATTAGAATTAGCATCTGGAGCAGCATCTACAGTTCCTGGTGTTGGAACTGCTGCATCTTTTGGTCTTGACGCTGCTCTCATGGCGAGAGATGTACAAGCAATGGAAAGAGGTGGTATCCCAACACAGGATAACCAACTCGTTATGGTTAACGACGGTAAACATGCTAGAACTGGAACTAGAGAAGCAGTTATCCCATTAGACAGAAAAACTTTTGCAATGTTTGGTGATGGTATACTAGATTCGCAAAAACGCAACAAATCTGAATATAGTAAATTGCAAGCAGCAGGACTATCTGAATATTATGATAAGCAAAATGGATGGGAAAAATTTGCTAAAGGTATGATGGATTTCTTTGATCTTAGCAAGTTCAATCCATTCCGTGATCCAAATGCATCTGGAAGTCCACGAGATACATTTGCGGGACAGGACTGGAATGATGTCGATATGAGCACAAGTGCTAAGAATAGAGTTATGTCTAGAGTTCTCCCTTGGAGAAAGAATCAAGCGCCACCAACAACTACCATGCATAGACAACTTGGAAATAGAGCACCGTCAAATTTTGGTGAAAACCGTGGTAGTTACACTCATATGGGAGCGGATCTTGGTATGGATGAAGGATCGCCAGTTATGGCAATTCAAGATGGTACAGTTATGGAAGCATATGGCACTGGATATGGAAAAGCAGGTGGTGCTGTTAAAATTAGACATGAAGATGGATCTGGATATGTCTACGGTCACCTATCACCTACTGGTGGATTAAAACCAGGTGATAAAGTTAAGGAGGGTGATGAAATTGGAAAACTGGTTTTCTATCCAGGACCACAAGGTCAAAATTACACACACCTTCACCTTGAACGATATAGTGATATTAATAAAATGTCTGGAGCAGTGGATCCAATTGGATTTATGCTAAAGGAAAATATTCAACCAACTCGAAGACAGGCAGCACCAGGAACTAAGCCAACCCCTCCACCCACGAAGAAAGATGATCAAGCATTCTTGCCATTAGACTACAACGCTGCTACTCCAATAACTACTCCTCAACTTATTGATTCTAAGGTAGCGAGTTTATCTGATAGCACATCTTTATTTACCGCTACTGCTTCTGCAAATCCAACTATAGTTCCAGTGCCAGTTATGACACCACAAGGTGGTGAAAGTCCTGCTAGATCTGTAGACGTTGCTCAACTTGGAGGAAGTGCAGATAGTCAAGGTTCTGATATTTGGTCCAAGAGTTATTTGAGATTGATGAGCTGATATGTTTAATAATAGTACCGATTTTAAATTCAATACCGTTAAGTTATATCCACTTAACGGGGGGAAACCTGTTGACATCAAAGCTCTTGTGTCGAAATTTGAATATATTGAAAATATCTCTTTGCCATATGTTTCCGCGACTGCAACAATCGTAGATTCCGCTGGATTAATTAACACACTTCCTATTTCTGGTGGTGAAATAGTAGAATTTGATGTATCTTCTGTCTTCGAAGAAAGTGTTGTTTATAGATTGAAGATTTGGAATATTGCCAATAGAGTTGTAAAAAACAATTTGCAGTCATATGTACTTGCAATGATTTCTGAAGAAGCATTGGTTAATGAGTACACTAGAATAGATCGTGAACTTAAAGGAAATCCTTCTGACATCATTGAAAGGATGTTGAGAAATGATATCCAAACACAGAAAACATTTTTTAGAGAGAAACCAAAATTCTCTACCAAATTTACTGGTATGAGAGCAAGACCATTTGACATTTGTTCAGATCTTGCTTTTGAATCTGTTCCTGAAAAATCTAATATTGTACCAAGTACGCAGTCTGAAAACAAAGATCTCACAGGAACTAATAAAAACAAATTGAAAGGTAGTGCTGGATTTTTCTTCTGGGAAACTAGAAGAGGGTATAATTTCTTTGCAGTCGATTCCTTGTGTGCAAAAGAAGGATCTGAGTTAGCATCAGAGTTTGCTTTCTTGCCACCATGGGGACCTTATGTAGAAAAGGTTGCAAATCAAAATGATTATGATGACGAGAAATTTTTGATTAGAGAGTCTTTCTTCAATGGAGAAGTTAACCTCATGAAAGACATGAGGAAAGGAAAACTTGCTGCTACGATTGTTTATTATGACTGGTCTACTGGAGAATATAGTGAATATGAATATAAAATTAAAGACTCTTACGATAGGATGGCACGACTTGGAAATCAAGATATAATTCCAGAAGCACAACTGGAACTTTCTGGAAAACCAACTAGATTCATTTCACAAATTGTTGATCATGAATCTTGGTTTACTGGTCCAGACCCAGCATCACCAGAACCTAAAGATGGGTCTCCAAACCCAACTGAATATGCTGACTGGAAAAAACAGTTTGCATCTCAAGGCAATGCTAGATATGAATTGTTGAAAAATCAAACTTGTGTGGTTCTTGTTTCTGGGAATGCACAAGTTTGTGCTGGTGATAAGGTTGATATTAGACTACAGAATAAACAATCTTTTGTGGAAAAACAAAAAGAACCTTGGGACATTGAATCTAGTGGTAGATACTTGATTTTTGAGGTAACTCACACATATAATAGAAACGCTGCACAAAATGGAGTATACTCAACTACGATGAAACTAATGCGTGACTCTTATGGTATGGATGGTAAAGCATCCACGCATGGTTCTAAATAATACATGGAGGTAACTACTATGGAAAACATTGAAGCACACATTCAAAAGGATAGGGAGATTCTGGATAACCCACAGACTTCTCCTCAAGCTCGCAGACATACAGAACAAGAATTGGCTGATCTCGAAGCGTATGCCGAGCGTCATCCAGAAGATCATCACGATCCCACATCTCTGGAACTATACTGCGACAACAATCCAAGTGCCCCAGAGTGCTTAGTATACGATGATTGATTGATATGGATCAGAGTCTGTCCCAACTACTACCAATCCAAAAAATTGGAGACGATGGTTTCTATTGGTGGATTGGACAGGTAGAAGCAACTACTAAAGATTATCCAGAAGATAAAGGTGGTTACCGTTTTAAGGTAAGAATCATCGGGCATCATACACAAGATGCTACGGTGCTCCCCCACCAACAATTGGAGTGGGCTCATGTAATGATGCCTGTTACAACTCCATTTATGCCAGGTAATAGAGGTGGTGCTTCTCCTGCTATTGAGAAGGGATGCAAGGTAATTGGTTTTTTCTTAGATGGAAATAAAAAGAAACCGATTATCATTGGATCTGTAGGACATACTCCTGGCGCAACTACAGTTGTTAACAACGAAAGACCAGATAACAGACCTTTCACTACTGCTATTTCGAGTCAGGTAAACCCTGCAACAGATGGTCAACCAGCACCAGAAAATCCAAAAGGTGGTGAAGGACCAGCAAATACTAGCACTGGTGGTCTTCCCGATGGAACAAGAAATTCTAAGGGAGATAGAGTACCAACAATTCCTAGAACTATAGCACCTACCAAAAAAGGTAATCCTGCTTCAGAAGAGTGGTGTCAGGAAGTAGCAGACAAATGTGGAGGTAAAGATTTTAAAGCATCTGCTACTATTATTTTGAGTGAATTTCTTTTTGAAATTCAAAACAATAATGGAAATATTGGGACATATCTTGTTAACCAAGCAACGGGCAAACTATACAGCGGTATTGCTACTGGTAGAAGATATGTAAATAAAATGATGAGACTGGTGAGAGAGTTCGTTGCCAATATCAAGGGATTTATTATCCAAAAAATTAAAGCAGGAGTTAAGGATTTAATCCATGCTTTGTTATACCCAAGCGATAAAGGCAATATACTTACACCAGTAACCAAGTGGTTTAACGACTTGCTTAAAGAAGTTGGTTGTACCATGGCAGATCTTGGAAAAAGATTGGAAAAGTGGTTAACCAATTTACTTTTCAGTTATATCGATCAAATTTATCGTGCAGTTATTTGTCAAGTTGATGCTCTTGTCAATGCGATTTTGTCTAAGATTAATGAATTGTTAGAGCAACTACTTAACAGTGTTCTTGGACCACTACAAGATATCCTTGGAGCAATTGCAAGTCCACTTGACATGATTGGTGGAGCAATTAACAGAGTTTTAACACTCCTTGGCATTACTTGTTCTGGTCCTAATCTGGATTGTGCTAAGTACAAGAGAATATGTACTGATGGCAGCAAAGATAAGAAAAAAGACGATAAAGATTTCCTTGATGATCTACTAAAAGAACTTGATGATCTTTTCCCAGCAACCAGTCCAGATTACACTCAATACACATGTGCAGAGGCATACGATGGCAATGCATTGTCTCTTACCACAGTAGGATTTACGGGTGGTATTCCATCAGAAGGTGGCAGTGGATCGGAACCAGAAAAACCAAAAATTATATACAACGTACCAGATTATACTGTAACTGAAGGTGAGTCAGTAACTGTTGTTGTTACCAGAACTGGATATATTGAAGAAGCATCTTCTCTCAAATACACAACATTGGAAAAAGGAACGGCAAGTGAAGGATATGATTATATTGCAGTTGATGGAATCTTGGGTTTTGCTCCTAATGAAACTGAGAAGAGTATAGAAGTTCAAACTTTATTTGATAACGAGAAAGAACTTGCTGAAGACTTTTATATCTCATTCAAAAAGAATACACCAACAAATGGCACCGAGATTCTTACAAAGTTCATTAAGAATATAGCAAAAATTACTATTGTAGAAAAGAATTTAAAAGAACCAAGTAATCCATATACGCCATCTCCAACAGATCCATTTACTGGAATTGATGATGTGTTCCCACCAGATGAGACAGATGTCCCTGATGACGGCGGTGATGATGGTGATGGCGATGGTGGTGACACTACATTTGCAACATATAGTGTCTTACCAGACAAATACTTTGTTACTGAGGGAGACTTTGTAACTTATACAATCGAGACTACAAACATTGAGAATGGAAGTATTCTATACTATACTTTAAGTGGTGATATTACCAATGAAGATATTGTTGGTAATAAGTTAACAGGAAGTTTTGTTATTGAGAACGATACTGCTAAAGTGGTAATTGGCATCGAAGAAGATGCTGAGATTGAAGAGCATGAACTAATGACGTTTACTGTTAATGGTACTTCTGCTTCTGCTACAGTCACTGTTGTAGACTCTGAAGACTCAGACATTGAAGATTATGATTTAGGTGAAGGGGATTCTCTAGACACAGTATATCAAGGATTCCAAGACCCTATTGCAGGCGATCCTATTACAGACGATAACGGCGGAATTATTGAAATTCCTATCGATAATCCTGGTAGTCCATATGAAGAACCACCGTTCGTGTTTATTGGTGGTGAAGGATTTGGAGCAACTGCTACTGCACTCCTTGACGATAATGGTTATGTAACAGAGGTACGCATCAAATCTCCTGGTTTTGGGTATAAGAAGAATCTTGCTTCTGATGGAGATAAGAGATGCATTATTGATACGTTTACTGTTGTACGACCAGGATCTGGGTATACTTCTATGCCTGACATATACATTAATGGTGAACTTGGCATAGCAGAAGCAGTTATCAATGATGATGGATTTGTCATTGGTGCTAGAATTTTGAATAGACAATTAACTTTCGAGAAATTCCCTAAAATTGAAGTAATTGGTGGTGGAGGATATGGCGCAAAACTACTTCCTTCTTTGGTATGTCTAGATACTAATTCCTTAACAGAAGTTGGTGCCACTAAGATTGGCACTGGTCGCTACGTTGATTGTCCGTAATGTCAAACAAAAAATATCCTGCACAGCAATATCCAGAAAATATATTTCAACCTCTAACTGAGGATGAGATACAGGAACTTGCGGATACACTGCAATTTCACCACATTCACAAGAGTGCCTTTGGTGGTTCTCATATCTATGAAAGAAAGACTCCTGATGGAAATACATCATGTCTTAAAATTGATGGACCAACTTCTGGTAGTTTAACGATAACGGATCAAGGAATTCTTAAATTTAATACAGGTATTCATGATCCAGAAATTGGTCCTAAAAGTGGACAGTTGCATATTAGTACATATGGTCAGCAGCAGGTTCACAAAGAAA